ACGAGACTCATCTAAATCTTCGTCGTATGAAAAATTCTCTTCAATTAAGAAATCGACCTCATCATTATCAAGATGTGATCTAGTCTTTTTATAATACTCCTTTAAAAGAGTATCTTCATTAATATTAGTGTAGTCTGCATTTAATCTAACGTAGTCCTCCACTGTTCCACCTGTATCCTTTATAAATTTTACTAAGCTGTCTACACCCTCTGGTAGATATTCTTTTTCAATATGCTTGTCAATCGTTGTATCAACTGGTTTATCAATTGTTTCTTCGACTGGCGTATCTACTAAATCGTCAGTTATCTCAACCATAATTGGTTCATCAACTGGTTTATCAACTGGTTCATCAACTGGTTGTTCACTTAGCTCTTCTACAGGTATTACAGGTTTGTAAATAACCTTACCATCGTCATCAACCTCTTTTTCTTGAAATTTAGTAAGGTCTAGTTTAATGTCGCTCATAATAATATAATATATAATTAGTTAAAAAAATTCTACTTAGGTCCGAAAGCTTCTAACCCAAACCCTCCCAAAGTATCATTACCGCTCGATTCAAAGTTTTTCGGTAAAGAGTTATTTTTTCTTTGATCAATAAGCTCACTCTGTTGAGTAGCTTGGATTTTTGTTCTTCCATCTTTTCTATCTTCTTTAATTCTATCTGCTTCAGTTTTATATTTAACTTCACCATTCTTTAATTGAAGGTTATAATTAAACTCTATACCCATCAATTCTTTCTTAATATTAGCTTCTTCGTACATCTCTTTTATTCTAAGCCCTGATGATGCTGTTTCAATAGCAATCTTTTCTGCTGTTATAGCTTGTTGCTTTTGAAGTTCAGCCATGGCTGCTCTCTCAGATGCTTTAGCATTTTCTTCAGCTGTTAACTTAATCGTACTCTGTTGCCGTTCTCTCTCTCTTTCTATTCTTTTCTTTCTTTTTTGCTTTAAAGCTCTATTAGCTAACTTGATATTCTTTATCTCTCTAATATCTATAGTGTCTTCTAAATCAATACCACCAGTTTGCAAAGCTATCTGCATATCTTTTTCAAGTTGTGCCTTATCTTCTTCCTCTGGTTCTAAGCGCAAATATATACCAAAATCGTATAGGTGTAAATTTTTAACCTCGTTAAGTGTACCTACATTGTAAGCACTAATAGCATTTTGTAACGACATGTTAGTTAATTGATACTCTATTGAATCAGATATTCTAAGAGAGATGTTCTCAGCTAGTTTAACGGTTACAAATAAACTAGCCTGTAATATGTGTCGCGTTGCAACATTAGATGCGTTAGCGGCTAACTTCTGTAATCCTACGAGCATATCTTCAGCTGGTTGACTACCGTCTCGAGCTTCATTTAGTCCTGTAGCATCTCTAATCATTTGTAAGTAATATTGATATGTACCTATTAATGACTGTATCTTTGCCTGCCCGCTTGAAGAATTTAACTCTTGAATAGGAACTTTACCTCTATTCATATCACCTTCTTGCGTTAATGATCTACCTAATATACTACCTGTTTGGAAGTACATGTTTAATGCTTCTGCTGGGTTGTATATTGTACCATTACCTAGATCAACCTCAGCTAATCCATCTACATCAAGGAAAACACCATCAGGAACTAACTTAGATAAAACTTGTTGCATCTTGATATTTGTAATATCAATCATGTCAGCAAATCCAGTTACTCTCTTAACCGTTGAATCTATACTTCCTTTGTACATTCTAGGTGCACATATGGCATAATTCATATTAACCTTAGTTGTATCAGATTTTGGTCTAGTCATATTACTTGCTAGTTTCCACTCTAGCATTTTCTCATAACCAACAATCTTAGCGCCTGTATACAATGTCTCTATTGATCGAGAAACTCTCTTAAACGTATCGTTTTCTGGCGGATTAAAACTATCGTCTTTTTCTAATGCTTTTTCTAAACCATTACCACCAACTTTTAATTTAAAAACTTGGTTTGTATATGTCTTGTATTCAAAGAATAAAATAGCAATTGTATCACTATTGTACTCTTGCCAATTTTGTAAATACTGGTTGTTTCCTTGATACTGTTGTATCTCTGTTAAGTCATTGTCGGTTAAGTGTGGAAATAATTTCTTTATTTCAGATAAGTATAATAACTTAACTTCACCAACATAATATAAATCTAAGAAATTAGGATCTTCTGTATATGACCAAACCATTTTAGCTGGATCACAATATTCAGTTGTTATACCATTAGATCTATTCCAACCAGTTTTAGCTGCGCCAATACCTAACACAACCAAATCGTAGTTTATTCTTCTTCTTGTTAAATCATATCTGTTTCTTTCAAACGTATTAGATATTAACTCCTCTTCAGCTATCTCTATAGATGGTTTATATTCTAATTGCATATGCAATTCAACCTCATCTTTTGTTTCTGGAATATCTATATTAGAAGGAGAATTAAATAGATTCATACCAGTTGCATTGCGTATAAATTCTAATTCTTCCTTTACAGCCATATCACGCATTAAGTTCTCTGCGTACTTAGTTCTTTTCTTTATTGATTCTGGATCTTGAGAGAAGGCTTTTACTTCATATGACTTTTCTGATATACCATTTACAACAATGTCAACAAATTTAGATATAACCGGAACTGGCTTCCAACTTAAATTTAAATAAGATAAATCACCATTTATAGATAATTCATCTTTAATCTTTTGCATTGGTTGTTCTCCTCTAGCGTATAATCTTAAATTATGGAAACTATTCCAATTAGACATAAATCTATTCTGGGTTCTACCAGTTCCAAACCATTCACCCTCTATAGCTCTTCCAACTTGGTAGCCATATTCAATAGACGCTTTCTCCTGGTCACTAACTACTTGGTCAGGGAATGCGGTATTTGGGTTTGTATTTATTTTCTTCATTATCCTATTTTAGTGTATGATCTTAGATTCAGTACCAGTATTATCATATTTTTTAAAGCCTAAACTTATATTCTGTCTAACTATTTTATTTGCCGGCGCATATAGATTCTTATTACAAGCCATGATAGCTAGTCCAGAACTAATAGCAGCGTCAAATTTAGTTCTATTATTCATATCAAACTTAACCCACTCATTTAAAGTTTTATTAAAGTACATATCTCCATACTCTCCTTCGCCTATTAAACCAACGCAGTTATCAATATAAGTTTCAATAGCAGTAGCGTGAGCTTGCTTAATATCTTGACTTGTATTTGGTATACCACCAATCTCTCTCTCGGTTGTAGATAACTTATTATAACTCTTATCTGGGCGATTCATAGAAAATCCTCTATAACCTCTTCTTTTTATATGGTATAATAATCTAGGCTTATTATTTTCTGCTAAGATAGGCATACCATAAAACACTATAGCCATTAAAACATCTTCAAAGAACATCTCAGCAGTCTGTGGTCTAGCTATATACTCTAAAAAGAAATGCTCAGGTGGTGCGTCTTCCATAGAGAACTTAGTCTTACCATGCAGTGAACCTTTAGATCCTCTACCATCAACTGTTCCAGATATATCATAAGGGTCACATCCAAAAGCACCTACATGTTCATTTCCAGGATACTTAATACCATTCTTAATTATAATCCTATTTTGAAGCTCAGGTGGTGGTGTCCATGATATTAAAAACCTACCATTTTTATTTGGTGTAAATATTACCCTAGTGTCTTCTATGCCATTCTCCCAACTGAAACTGCCTCTAGTTAATGTACCGTGAGCTTCTAGATCTTGATTATAATCTATTTGCTCATACAGTCTTTGTAGATTATATAGTGAGCTCTTTGCCTCATCCCTAAATGCATGTTCCTCAGTTCTTGGGAATTGTCTGTAGTGTTCGTTTAATGAATCTTGATTATCTCTTAAACCTTCTGCTTCATTCTCCCAGAACTCTATAACACCCATGCTTATCTTTTCACCATAAAAACCATCTATTGGTTCATCTGGTGTATTAAATACTGGCATACCATACCTATCAATGTAACCTTCATAGTTCCATTCCATAGGTATAAATAAACTATATAAACCAGATTTAGTTTGACCGTTCTTGTTTCTATCGTTTACATCTGACTGGTAATAAAGCGTTTTAAAGTTGCTACCACCTTTGTCTAAAGAGTTTGATGTTGAGCCCATCATACACTTGCCAATAATTCTACTACCTAATCTAAGGCATGTTTTAGTGACGCGCCAATTGTTTAAAATATTTTCAGGTCTTTCCCATTTTCCAGATTCATCATGTAGAAGCATCATTAACTTCTCACCATCATAAGAGTTGTCTGATGTATTCTTCCAGTCAATACTTGTATCTAATCCTTCTAAGTCCTCTAGTTCATCTTCTGAATCAATCTTCTTCCTAGTTAACTTAGATGCTGGTACTCGATAAGCTAGTTCTGTTTTTGGTCTATCCATACCATCTTGGATAGGTGAGAAAAAGAATGGATAATTAATTGATATTGGTACAACTTTATCCGTGAAAAGCTTTTTAGCATCTGGTCCAGTTTTAGAAAGGATACCAAATCTCTTATCACTTGAAGTAGTAGCTAAGTTAACGATTTCACTTGATCCCATGAATGAAAAACCAGAACGTCTATTCTTTAAGTAGCAAATTCCATATGATCTATAATCTGCTTTACATGCCTCCCAGAAAATAAAGAACAATCTATTTGACTCTCTAAATTGAGCTTCACCAACATCGATCTTTGCCCACTGTAAGTACATGTAGTGAGAACCTGTTACGTATGTATCTAATCCATTATTCTTAAACCAGAAACCATCTTCTCTTCTTTCAAACTCTATATCAATGTATTCATGATACTTTGCTTTAAACGTGTCTGGTGTTCTTCTCCAGTCAAATATGCTTTTTATCTTATCTAATTCCTTTGGCTTTT